GATGGCGATTTTATGCCGCCAAGAGATTGACCTTTATCAATTAAGACTGTATAATTAGTAGTATGAACTACTATGAAACATTAGGTGTAAAAGAAAACGCAGATCAAGATGCTATAAAAAAAGCCTACAAAAAGTTGGCTATGAAGCATCATCCTGATCGGGGCGGCGACGAAAAAACTTTTCAATCTATAAGCCAAGCATACGATACTATTGGCGATGCTGCCAAACGTCAGCAATATGATCAAGAAAGACAAGGTCGTCCGTTTATACACGTTAGATCAGGATTCAACGACATTAACGATATATTTGGACAAGCATTTGGATTCCAGGGTGGCCAACAATGGGATCCTTTTCAAGGTCGTACAAGAAAAAATCGTGATCTTAATATTAATTGCACTGTTTCTTTTAAAGACAGTCTTATCGGAAAGCAATTAGAAGCATCTTATATTCTTCCCTCAGGTAAAAAACAAACAGTGGTTATTAATGTTCCTGCAGGTATTATTAATGGTCAAACTATTAAGTATCCGGGGCTAGGTGACGATACTGATTCGAGATTACAGCGTGGAGATTTAAATGTCACTGTATTTGTTGAAACCGATCCGCTATATCAACGTCAACACGATAATATTATTTTTCAACTACAAATCACTGTGTTCGAAGCTATGATGGGTTGTAATAAAAAAATACAAACTTTAGACGGTAATCAGTTAGATTTAAAAATTAAAGCTGGCACACAACATGGAACAGAATTTGTATGTAGAGGAAGAGGATTTAACAACTCCGCAAATGGTCGGTTAGGTGACTTAATTGTTAAACTAACTGTATTGATTCCTGAAATTAAAGAAATTATACTAGTCGATCGACTATTAAAATTACAAAACGAAATAAATCATTTATCTAAATAAAAGGAAACATAATGGTAGAACCTAGCCCCGAACTTCAAATGGTTTTTGACAAAGCTATAGATGTTGCTAAAAAATTAAATCATGAATACATTACTCTAGAACACTTATGTTTTGCCATGCTTTGCGAAGACTCGTTCAGTAAATGTGTTGCTGGCTTTGGTGCTGATGCTGACTATATTCGTAAAAATTTAGAACATTATCTCAAAGCTAAACTCACAGAGATTGTCATAGAGACCGGTGTTGCTAAACCTAAAAAAACTCAAGCAGTAGAGCGTGTTCTTAATCGTGCGTTTACACAGGTGTTATTTAACGGACGTCAAAAGATTGAATGCACAGATGTATTCCTTGCTGTTATGAGTGAAAAGAAATCATATGCATTTTATTATATCCAACAAGCTAACATTGAAAAAGACAAGTTTGCAGATTATTTAAATAACGAATTAGACACTACAGAAGAAGAAACTGAAACACAGAGCATCAAAGCATTGAAAGCATTTACCACAAATCTCAACGACGCTGTTAAGAAAGAAAAAATTGATCCGGTAATTGGGCGTATTGAAGAACTTGAGAATATTGCTCTGGCATTGGGACGAAGAAGCAAAAACAATGTTATCCTTGTAGGAGATCCCGGAGTAGGTAAAACAGCCATTGCCGAAGGCCTTGCCTATAACATAGTTAAAGGTGCAGTGCCCGACTTTCTAAAAAATTATACAGTATACAACTTGGATATTTCAGCTATGTTAGCTGGTAGTAAATATCGTGGAGATTTTGAAGAACGATTTAAAATGGTATTAGCCGGATTACAGAAAAAAGGTAAAACCGTGTTGTTTATCGACGAAGCTCATATGATTAGCGGAGCCGGTGCGGGTGGCAGTCAAAATAGTAATGACCTTGCCAACATGATGAAACCGGCGTTAAGCAAAGGTAATATCAAAGTTGTTGCATCAACTACATGGGAAGAATATCGTAAACACTTTGAAAAAGATCGTGCATTAATGCGACGATTCCAGCGTATTTCAGTAGACGAACCAACTACCGAGATGACATTGCAAATACTTAAAGGTATTAAAAAATACTACGAAGGGTTTCATAATGTTAAAATTAAAGACGATGCGTTACAAGCTGCAATAAAATTAAGTGTAAAATATCAAGCAGATAAAAAATTACCCGATAAGGCCATTGATTTAATCGACTGTGCATGTTCACGATTTAACATCAAGTTAGTAGGTAATAGAGTTATAGGAGAAGAAGAAATACAGTTTGAACTTAGTAAAATGATACAGATGCCTGCTGAAGCTATTATGGAAACTGAAAGTAAAAACTTAGGAGATTTGATTGGTAACTTACAAAACGAAGTATACGGACAAGAATCGGCTCTTGAAGAAGTAGTTGATAAAATTCTTATTGCTAGAGCTGGACTTAAGAGTGAAAATAAACCGGTTGGAAGTTTTGTGTTCATGGGGCCTACTGGTTGCGGCAAAACTGAAACGGCCAAGTCACTTGCTAAACATCTAAGTGTTAAGTTATTACGATTTGATATGAGTGAGTATCAAGAAAAGCATAGCATTAGTAAGTTGATCGGTAGCCCGCCGGGTTATGTTGGCTTTGAAGAAAATGCTGGGTTGTTGATTACGCAAATCCAAGAAAACCCCAATGCAGTGTTATTATTTGACGAAGTTGAAAAGTCACATCCAGATGTATCAACTATCCTGTTACAAATGATGGACAACGGTTTTATCACTGGTAGTAACGGTAAACGTGCAGATTGTCGAAATATTGTGCTTATATTAACTACCAATGCCGGAGCACAATCAAATGAAAAAAATAACATTGGGTTTGGTAATCAGGATAAAGAATATAATGACACTGACCTTAAGAAATTTTTTGCACCAGAATTCCGCAATCGTCTAGATGGTGTAATTACGTTTGCAAAACTTAGCAAAGAAACTATGATTAAGATTGTTGGTAAGTTTATGTTAGAACTTAAAGGCCAAATTAAAGATAAAGGAATTAAGATTAAGCTAAAAGATGATGCTATTGATCTGTTAGTTAAAAAGGGTTTCGATAGTAAAATGGGTGCTAGGCCATTGCAACGTATTATTGACCAAGAAATTAAACGTCCATTGGCTAAAATGATGTTGTTTGGCGAGTTAAAAGCTGGAGGTATTCTTACTATTGGAGTAGAACGTGATAGCATCACATTATTAGTTAAATTAAAAGTTCCTCGATTAGAATATAATGAACAAAATCAACCCGTTGATTAAGATTAAATACAGTCAACGATTGTTTGAAAATCAATACAGATACAAAACAGTTGTAGTCTGTCCCGGCGGGCATTGGTTTAGGGGTAAAAATCTAAACCATGCCGAGGAGATGCTTGATGACTGGGGTAAGGGTGATCTAAACAAATATCAATGGTTAAAAATTAAAAATATTGCTGATCATCAATATTGTATAGATTTACTTAGAATTTTAAAAACTTGTAATAATTTTCATCTAAGAATTGAGCATCCTTTGTTAAGTTTTTACAGCAATGACTACAACTCTGTAATTACTATTGCAAATTTAGACACTAAAAAAACCAAATACGTTGCAGAACCCCCGAGCAATACAAATATCACACAGGGTGAAATAATACTTAAACGTATTGATTTTGATTATAAGGTAACATTAGGTAAAACTAAACAAAATTTTACAAACTTTGTCGAATGGGGTGAAAATTCTAAAAAAATTAGGATGACCAAAAGTTGTAAAAAAGCATTGCAAAAAGATCACAGCTGGGGAGGCACATACTTTTATGTCAAAGACATTCAGTCAATGACTCTAGTTAAAATATTTATTGGTAGTGATATTGCACGGATAGACAAAGTAATTAAAGCAACTAAATAGTTATTATGCCAATATTAAGCAGCACATTAGTTTCAAGTCAAAGTCATCCCAGCGACAGTTCTGTAGCCACAATTACCAGTGAAAAATTCAAAGGTGATGGCTATTATGGACGTAGTGACGGATTACATACCGTTCAATTAAAGTTTACTGAATTTATAGGAACTTTTAAAATGCAGGGCGCACTGGCTGTAGATCCAGCATCTACTGACTGGTTTGACATAGACAACACAGATTTAGAATATTTGACCAACACTGATGTTGCTGTGTTACAAAATTTCACTGGTAATTTTGTATGGTTGCGCTGTATTATAACATACACAGATGGCACCGTCAATTTTGTGTTACTAAACCACTAACCTAATCTTAAATCATCGATAAATAATGCATAGTCGTCTTTATGATGGTGCAAATTTATGAAAATTTTTGAGATTTTTAGTCACAACCCCCAAGAAGCCTTTGCTCCGGATTTCAATCTGGGTGAAGATCTTCAATTTTTTATTCACAATGATCCCGAGTTTTATCGAAAACATTACTTTCCGTTTATCATTAAATTAAAAGAAGCAAAGCAAAACAAAACAAAATTTACAGCCAAGGCATTTGAAGCGTTGGTAAAACATGCATATAATGTTTATACGGATAAATTTAGCGAAGAAGAGTTACCTACTACAATAGATGACAACATAGTTAAAGAAGTATGCGAAAATCTATATAGAGAAGAAATTAAAAATATTGAAGAAGGCCATTACGATGATATTAAGTGAGGGTGGAAATATATGGCCAGAATCTACTGACTATGCACAAACTGTTGAAATGATCGACGGTCTTGTAGGCGCCACTGAAGACTTGATTAAAGAAACCGGCTTACAAATTTTTGTCATAGGCAGTAGTGCAAATCCCACTCAAAACGTTTATGCAGATGATCAGTTAATTGGTATATTTAGAGAACGTCAAAAGAAATTCATACCGTTAGATAAATTTAAAGACACATATCTACCGGGACAATTGCCCAATGATGTAAAGTTAATACCCAAGAAATCTGGAGATTTGGATGTAATGGTTGACGGCAAGGAAGCTGCTGATTATTTTCAAACTAACGATGGTAAGACTACCAGACAGGCATTAGATAATATGTTACAGCAGTCCGGAATAAAAACACACAAAGCCGGTGTAACAGTTCATATCCTTGTGCCATACCGAGATAATTTTTATCAAGTAGATATTAAGGTAGTAAACAAAGCTGAACGAGTAAGTAAGTTTCATAATCACGACATTCCGCCAGGAAGTCCTTACAAGGGTGTTAACAAACAAATGATGATGAACACCCTGGCCAGCAGTCAAGGACTACTGTGGAGCCCGGACGAAGGACTTTACAAACGTGATGCTGCTGGAAAAAAAGGTGAGTTTATAACAGACGAATTAGATGACGTTGCACGTTATTTGTTAGGTAATGGTGCAACCTCTGTTGATCTAGGCAGTGTAGAAAGTATTATGGCTGCTATTCCCGACGATGCTAAACGCAATGATATATTTGCCAAGGCAAAAGCCAGTTCAAGTTGGCAAGCAGCTACACCAGATGTTGGCACTAACGAATGGTTTGTTAGATTGAAAAAGATGTTGGTATGAGAGCCTTTGAACTGTTATTCGAAGCATCTGCTGGCGTAGGTCGTAAGTATCAACACGTTGAAGATTTAATCTTTACAGGTATACCATCAAAGAACATACCTGCTGGTGCCGAAGGTGGTCGTGCTGCTGTGAGAATTATACAAGGCATGGCTAGCACTGGCGGTGCCAACGAAATTAAATGGGATGGCAGTCCTGTAGTATATTGGGGACGCGACGAAGATGGCACATTTAGACTTATACCCAAAAATGCTTGGGAATATCTCAAGCGTGGTAAGACACAGGCCGGAGAAGGTGTAACTACTCTGATGTCAAATCCAGATGACATTAAAAACTTTATCCTGGGCACAGGTAAAACTGAACCTGGTAAAGAAAAACAAAGACAGGCCTATGCAAATCAACTTGCCGATCTATGGCCTTACTTTGAAAAAATCAGTCCCGAGACAGGATTCTTAGAAGGCGGCCTGTTATTTTATCCTGGCAAAAAACCCAACGGTAAACCTGCGCAAGCAATACTAAATCCTAAAACCGGAGAGTATGAATTTTCTCCTAATATCTCCGGGTTTCATATCGGCAAAAACAGTGACCTAGGTAAACGCATCAGAGGTGCTAAGTTAATGGTTGCTGCCACTGGGTATTATCAAGCCATTGGTGGCGATGAAGGCAGATATCCTGATGCGGAAGGGTTGTCAACCCCAGACGTTATAGTTCAAGGTACTACCTATGTAGAGCAAGCACCCGGCATCGATACCGACTTGTTGAACGATGCTAATGCTTTTATTGATGAAAACGAGCAGGCTATCGACAGTT